GCTTATGATTTATTAGACTATAAAGGCTGCAAAATAGATTATTCAGACTTGTTTTTTTTGCCATTGCCAGTAATGCTATTTATGACTATGGCATCGCTTAGTGAAGTTACTAGAAATAATAAAACATACAAATACATTCATATATTTTTTTGTTTTTTCAGAAATGCATCATTAGGAATGGCGGCGCATTATTACTTAGGGAATGGGAGAATATCAAGTGTAATAGATTGGACAGTAATTATTATAAGCACTTGTAAATTATTTTTCAGTTTGGCAACTATAAAAAAATGAAAGAGCCAATATCGACTTTATTAAGCAATGGAACTACAACTAGTATTTTTCTGGCTGTTTTACTAACAGCGGTAGTCGTTTTTGCCGGGTGGACAAAAAAGCTCATAGAGACCCAGCTAAAATCTAAGGACGCACGAATAGATAAACTAGAAAAGGATGTAGCATCACTACAACACTCCTACAAAACGGAGTTAATGGACATTGTGTTGGAGACTAGGCAGATAATGACAAAATGTATTGATGCTTTCAATAGGCTCGAGTTCTCTATTGACCGAATGAATAAGAAATAATTTTCAAGTAACTCATGATAAAATTTATAATATAAAAAGCAAAAAAGATGGAAAGTAAAAAATCAAAAATCACTAACATATTTACATTGTTAGTTTTATTATTCACAGCGTTTCAAGGTTTAATCCCAACAATTCCGTTAAGCAATGAAACAACGCTAACTATTCTTAGTGCGGTAACCTTGTTTCTCGTATCAGGATTAACTGCATGGAAGCAATCTTTATCTGTAGAGATAAGTAACGATTCTTTAAAGCCTACTATAATAGTTGCTATTGTAGCTACTCTTGGTAGTTTGAATGATTTATTTAATGTGGTGCCTGTCTCTGCAATGGCGGGCCAATGGATTCGTTTTGTAATCACGCTGATAACATTATTCTTAAATCTCGCCTCCAAGGTCTTATGGCCAACGGCGGAAACTAAATCAACATTATAATGAAAAACGTCCTTATCATTATTGTTCTATCAACTGTGATTTTATTTTCCTGCAATCCTGCGAAACGGATAATGAAAAATCAAGATCAGTTTGAACAGGTAGGTAGAGAATGGGAAAAGAAAAATCCCTGTCCACCACCAAAATTTGAATTTAAGCCTGGCAAAGTCGATAGCTTTTACACACCAGTAATTAACCTTATATCTGTATTAGATTCAGTTTTATTACAAGCGAAATTAGATAGCTTGAATAAGGCGTTAAGATTAAAGTATAATGAGATAGCGAAAGACTGTTCACGCCAAGTAAATGAAGCTTACGATGTAGGTTACAAGCAAGCAATATTTGAAACAGGTAAAATTAAAATCCCGTCAGCTATCCATGATACTTTATTGCATGAAGATGTAAGGCGTATAGGGTTATTACAAGGCGATTTAGTTAAGGCAGCGGAGAAAGAAAGAGACTTGCAAATTCTATTAGCAAAATCTGAATCAAAAGCAAATAAATGGCTTTGGATTGCTATGGCACTAATTGTTGTAGTGTTAGTCTTGCTTTTTTTGCTTATTAAAAATGCTTTTAAAATAACATTATGATTACAATTACTGCTGATACTTTAAAAAGGATATGTACAAAAACACCATTTCAAAAGCTGCAATCTGTTGCGGACGCTTTAAATAAAGTTTGCCCTTTATATGGAATTAGCAATGCAGATATAATGCATGAGTTCTTAGCGAATATAATTGAGGAAAGCGGAGAGTTTACACGGTACGAGGAAAATTTAAACTACTCAGCAGAACGATTAATGGTTGTGTGGCCAAATCGATTTCCTACTTTAATTATTGCAAAGCAATTTGAGCGTAATTCGCAAAAGCTTGCAGAAAAAGTGTACGGGAATCGCAAAGAGTTAGGTAATATTCAACCCGGCGATGGATGGACGTTTAGGGGAGGAGGTCCAATTCAAATTACGGGGCGTAGCAATTATACCAACTTCACAAGCTGGATGCGCACAAAATTCGGAATTGAAAAACCAATTGCAGAATGGGCTCGATTACTTCGCACTGATGATGAATATGGAATTCATTCTGCGTGCTGGATATTCGCTATTGCTTTTTCATTAAATGATGAAGCTATGGCCGATGATATGAAAACGATAGTTAAACGAATCAATGGAGGGTTAACGAACTATTCATTGCGATTGAAGTATTACGAACTCTGTAAAAAATATATAAAGTAATTGCAGCATCGCTTAACATTATTAACCGGGTTAGGTATTTTGTTAGGATTAAGGACGATGCTGTATCTTTATTCTAACGTACTCACCCCCCTTCCCATGACGAACAGGGCGCTTAGGGTGAGTTTTTTTGTGCCATTTAGTTTTTGTCATTATTCCTATTTTTGAAAGCGTTAACTTCTTTCATGGCATTATGCATATCTTTTGCAAGTGGGTGATCGCTTTCTGATTCTGCAAGAAAAGGATAACACTTTAAGTAATGGCAGAGTATTAGATATTGCTTCAAACCAAGCCAAAATTTACCGCTTTCAAAGCGCTTGATCGTGGCTATACCCATACCCGTATTATCAGCTAGAGATTGCTGCGTCAGCCCTAGTTCTTCTCGCCTGTTTTTAAGGAAGCCCGATATTAAAGACCGGGCTTCCTGTAATACTTTTTCGTTCATGATTATCCTATATTTTCGTCTGCTGAAAATTCAACGCCATTCTTATCATAAAATATGCTGTTTTGCTCAAATTTTTTACCATGGAACTTTAAAATAGTCTGCCCCTGATAAGCTGGTATTTTGTCTAGTGCATATTGCATTTCTTTGTAGGTTGGATTCCCTTTAAAGTATATCCTGCATCTTTTTGAAGTTAAGATTGAAACTAATTTCGGAGCTTTTGTTACGTTTGTCATTTTATTTTTCGCCGTATTTACCCAGTTGCCGCCTGCTTTTGTTACACAAAGATAGTATCATTTTTGATACCAACAAATATTTTTGAAACTTTTTTATTAGTATTTTTTTTATGTTCACTAAATATACATGAATCGTTTTCGTGTTTAAATAATCAAATATTTTCGACTTGAAGATTAAGAAAAAATATGAACTGTTATTAAGACTATAGCATAGTGTGTCTTTGAATATGAATTGAATGGTAAAATCACAGAAGAAATTGCTAAAGAGGTTTGGAGCGATATTTCAACTCGATTGCACAGTCCAGACTATTCAATAAATTTGGTACATTAAAATATATCATTGCCAAATTTTTAAGTCATTTATAATAACATCGCTACTACCATGTATTCCAAAATGGAGCTTTAATAAATCAATAAACTTTGTAGGTATTTCTTCGCCTTTGGTCTTATGTCTACTACGTATTTGTGCAATATACCCAGCATTTCTTCCTACAGCCGTAGAAATCTGACCTTCAGTAAGGTTTGTCCTTTCTATTATAGTTTTAATTAAACTATCAAATTTTTCGTATTCTTTAGACAAAATTTAAAAAACGCAATGTTTTGTTAGATAATTTTAAAATTATTGCGAAACGCAAATTATTCATTGCAATATTGCGAAACGCAATGTATATTTGTGTAACACTTTCAAAAACAAAAATAAAACAAATAATGAGACGGCAGGTACTACAAATCGGGTATAAGGACAAAATATTATCTGACGAAGTTTTGAGAGGGAAAATAGCCAGTGTTACAGAACGTAGTTCTGAATCTGTAAAAAGGTGGGTAAAAGAGGATAATATCATTTTAACTACGAAGGCATCATTAGACGCTATCCGGCAACACTTAGGATTACCAGAAATAGAAATTCTAACTACGGAAGATGATGTACTAATATAATAATAAGCTAAACCATGAGCAGCGAAGAACTACAAATACTTAAAGAATTTAACCGCAACGTGCGATGGTTGAAAGAGCAGCGTAGTAAGAAAGAAAAGACAATGATAACAGCACAAGCACTAACAAAACTAACGGGATGGGATAAAGAGAGAATGCGTAGGGCGAGATTAGGCAAAGAGATAGAGTTTGAAAAAGTGGCAACAGGTGGGTATCGGTACAACATTGACAGTGTTAATCCAATTTTTTTAAAATCAAAATAAACGCCATGTCCTTTCCATTAAAACTAACGCTCATTGAATTTCAGCTAGAGCATTATAAAGAAAGATTAGAACAAGCAAGATCATTTAAAGAGAAAATCTTTTTAAGAAAAGAGTTGCACAATTTGAAAATGTATTACCAAGCGATTTACAAGTAAGCATGATGAAGCCCTTAAATATAAACCTTATCCACCATGTTAAAAGAGTATATAACCAATTCAGATACAGCAGGGCTAATGTTAGCGTTACTCGCATTATTAACAGCAATAGCACTACACTTTATGTATGTGCTTAAACCGAAGCAAGATGAAAAGAACAGAGCCAAGCAAAGGAAAAAAGATTACGCTGCCATTGATAAGATGTTTGATGAGCTTGAATGCAATCCAAAGGGATATAATGATTGCAAGAGTAATTAACTCTACTAAAAAAGATTAAAGTGTTTCATGGTTTTGGTTACGGGGGCGGTTTTAGGGCAGTTGGTTTGCCGCCCCTTTTTTTAACGAAATTCTTAACAACAAAAAATAAATCACATGAAAAATCAATTTAAATGGGGCGATGATGAAGGAGAAGAATTCGCCGGAACAGATCAACAATTTTGAAAACGAAAAAGCCGGTTCGTGGCCGGCTCTTTTAAAAATCGAGTAACCAATTTTTAAATATTATCAACACAAAACTATGAAAATTGCAATTAAAAAACTACAGTTAACAAATTTCAAAGGGATTAAAGCCTTTGAAACTGAATTTAAGCATATCACTGATATTTTTGGTGAGAATGCAGCAGGTAAAACTACAATCTTTGATGCCTTCACTTGGTTATTTTTTGGGAAAGACAGTACCGATAGAAAAGATTTTGAATTAAAACCACTCGATAAGAATGGTAAAGCTTTACAGAAAGTTGATGTTGAAGTGTGTGCTGTGATTGAAGTTGATGGTAAGCCAATCGAAATTAAAAAAGTACTTAGAGAAAAATGGGTTAAAAAGCGTGGTGAATTAACCCCTGAATTTGCCGGCAACGAAAATTTATTTTATTGGAATGATGTTCCATTGCAATTAAAACAATTTCAAGATAAAATAGGTGAGCTATTAAATGAAAATGTTTTTAAGCTTATTACAAATCCACTTTATTTTAATAGCCTTAAATGGCAGGAGAGGAGATCGGTACTATTACAAATAGCCGGCGAAATTACAAGCGATGAATTAGTACAAATCAATCCTGACTTTAAAAATTTAATTACGCTGCTTGGTGACAAAAGCTTAGAGGAATTAAAGCGTGAAATTTCTGTAAAGAAAAAGAAACTTAAAGACGATCTACAGGCTATACCTACTCGAATTGACGAGATCAATAAGCAAATGCCAGAGGTCATAAACTTTGAAGAACTACGCAATGCCATAAGTGCTAAACAAAAAGCTATTGATGTTATAGACGAAGCGTTGCAGAATGCTACAAAGCTAATCGATACTGTTTATGAACAAAAGCGCAACCAACAAAATCAGTTACATGAATTAAAGACTAAGGCTTCGAATCTTAAAAATGAAATGCGCAGTAAGTTTTCTGAAGCGAACCAGCAACGGAAAAGTGGTATTGCTGATTTAGAAAGTAAGTTATCAGTTACAAATAGTTCTATTAGTGCAATTAAAAATAATATTGATTTTTTAGGAGGTACGATTACACAACTAGAAAAGGATAAAGCTATTGTTGTTAAAGAGTGGGAAGGAGTAAATATAGAAAAATTAGTTTATAATGAAGACCAATTTAATTGCCCATCATGTAACCGTCCATTAGAAGCAGATCAAGTACATAACAGTAAAGCTTTATTGACAAATAACTTTAATACAGATAAAGCGAACCGCCTTAAAAGATTAAATGAAGTAGGAACTGGGCTTGCAGCAAGAATTGTAGCGAAGAAAGATGAACTACAAAAATTTAATGATCAACATACTGAACATCAAAAAGAGTTAGCTACACTCAAACAACAACTTGAACAAGCTAAAGCTGAACACCAAACTATTCTTGCTAATGCAGAATCTGAATTTAATAATGATCTTCTTGCGCATGTAGATTACCAATTGATTCTAAATGAAATTGTAGGCCTAGAAACTATTGTAAATGCTCCAATAAGCGAATCTGACAATAGCGAATTAAAAGAGCAGAAATCATCTCTTAACATTGAATTAGATGCATTAAAAAAGCAGCTTACAGATGACGATCGTATTAAACAAAGCGAAGCTCGAATTACTCAATTAGAGGATGAAGAAAAACAACTAGCACAGCAACTTGCTGATCTTGAAGGCAGAGAATATTTAGCAGAGCAATATACAAAGGCTAAAATGGATAAACTGGTACAAAAGATCAATGGCCGGTTTAAGTACGTAAGCTTCAAAATGTTTGATGTACAAATTAACGGAGGCGAAATAGAGTGTTGCGATACTATGGTTAATGGCGTTCCTTTTACAGATGCGAACAACGCTGCCAAGATTAATGCCGGCTTAGATATAATCAATACTCTTTGTGAACACTACAATGTTTATGCACCAATATTTATAGACAATAGAGAGAGCGTAAACAAATTGATCGACTGCGATAGTCAAGTGGTAAACCTTATTGTTTCAACTGATAAGAAATTAAGAGTAGCATAAATAATTTATTCATTTAAAATTTTTAATAATTATGACACAAGTAACCACACCTACAGTACCGGCGCAAAATACAAACGGCACCGTACAAAAATTTTCGGAAGATACGATAGGCTCTGTCCTTACCAAAATATCTTCTTTTCAAACTAATGGCGATTTAAAATTACCATCTGATTATAGCGCAGAAAATGCAGTTAGATCAGCATGGTTAATGTTACAGGAAACGGTTGATATGAATAAGACACCTGTATTGCAAAGCTGTAGTAAAGAAAGTATCGCCAATGCATTATTAAACATGGTTGTTCAAGGCTTAAATCCTGTTAAAAAGCAATGCTATTTCGTTCCCTATGGAGGAAAACTATTACTGCAAAAGTCTTACATGGGTACTATTGCTATTGCTAAAAGAGTAGGCGATGTAAACGACATAGTAGCGAATGTTATTTATGAAGCGGACGAATTTGAATACGAAATAGACCCTGCTACTGGTCGTAAGAAAGTAATAAAGCACATTCAAAAAATAGAAAACATTGATTTAAGTAAGATTAAAGGGTGCTATGCAATTGTTATTAAGAACGATAAAACGATCTATACAGAGATTATGACAATGGCGCAAATTACTTCTGCCTGGAATATGGGAAATGCAAGAGGTAACTCACCTGCTCATAAATCCTTTGCAGATCAAATGGGAATGAAAACAGTTGTAAACAGGGCGTTAAAAATTGTGATAGGATCGTCTGACGATAGTAGTCTTTATGAAGATGAGGAGCCAGTCGAATCAACATTTACAGCGAATGTAAAGCATGAGATCGCAATAAATTCTAACCGTGAAGAAATTGGGTTTGATGAAAAAACTCCTGTTCAAGCGGTTGAACAAATGCCTGAAATACAAATTCCACAACAAGAAAAAGCCCCGTTTTAAAAATGCAGTTAAGAATATTAGGCAGCAACTCACAAGGGAATTGTTACATCCTTGAAAATGACAAAGAAACATTAATCATTGAATGTGGTGTGCGTTTCGATGTTTTACAAAGGGGGCTACGTTTTAATCTTTCTAAAGTGAGCGGCTGTCTAATCTCACACGAGCATGGCGACCATTGTAAGGCTGTTAAAGATATGATTAGTAAAGGGATATCAGTGTATGCAAGCGCAGGAACATTTAGAGGAATGGGAGTAGATACTAAACACCATAGAGCGGTAATAATAGAAGCTGGTAAAGAATTTAATGTAGGCAACTTTCGTGTTATTCCTTTTGATGTAAAGCATGATGCACAACAGCCTTTTGGTTTTTTAATTAATCATTCCGAAACAGGTACTATTCTTTTTGTTACTGATACTTATTATGTAGAAAAAAGATTTAGAGGATTGAATAATATAATAGTTGAATGTAATTATAGTCAGGAAATACTTGATGCAAAACTAAAAGCTGGTTCTACTCCTGACTTTTTAAGGAATAGAATATTCAAATCACATATGAATCTTGATACTTGTAAAGAACTTTTAAGAGCCAATGATTTAAGCGCAGTAAACAATATCGTTCTAATTCATCTATCCGATAGTAATAGTAATGCAAAGCAATTTGAGCAAGAAATAACTGCATGTACAGGCAAGAAAGTCTATGTAGCACAAGCAGGGATGGTAATAGAAAATTTTAATAAGCAACCTTTTTAGTATGGAACAGATTGTAAACGAATTAATAAAATATCTAAATGTCATAGAGACATTTGATAAGGATGCTGGGCAAGACGCAGAACAGTTACATGCATACTTAATTACATTAACGAACTACATGGCCCGTGCTAATTTATTAATGGCAGAATATAAGAAGAAATTTAGAGATGAAAAGAAGCGTGCTTATTTAAAATTAACAGCTAGTAGCCACGCACAGCAACAGTATTATGCGCCTTCGACTGCTAAGGATTTTATTGATAGCCAATGTGGTGAAGCAGGTTTTGTTTATGATTTGGCGGAAAGAGTTAGTAGAACATGCGTACACACAGTTGACTGTATAAGGACTATTGTGTCTTCACTTAAAAGCGAAAGACAGTTTGCGAACTACCAATAAAAAAGTAGAGCCACTTTATGTACCTAAAGATGATAATGTCTTTTGTATTTATCAGGGAATTAAGAGGTACAAGATGCTAATGTTAGTGCCTTGGACCTGGGAAAGGCCAGATTTGAAAATATTAAAGAGTTTAAAAACGAAAACAACAGATGAATAAGAGCATAAATGATTGTTGCATTTTCCCGCTTTGTGATAGAAAAATTGAAAGAGATGAATTCTGTTTTTTGCATGCTAAACATTTTGCTGGCGAAAAAGTTAAGGATAAACCAAAGCCTATAGCCAAAGAGAGTACTAAAAGGAAGGAGGTAAATAAGGAGTATAGGAAAATAGTAAAAGAGGAATTGAGTAAAGATGATCGTTGCAAAATAAAATCGCCTGTCTGCACTGGCAAAGCACAAGGAATGAATCATAAACAAAAGCGATCACCAAAGAATTTAATTGATAGAAAAAATTTAGAGGGGGCGTGTAATCCTTGTAACGGGTACTGTGAAGATAACCCAAAGTGGGCCAAAGCAAACGGGCATCAAATATCTAGATTCAAAAAATAAAATTCATAAGTATTAAAAGTGGAAAAAGACAATTCATTCAGAAAGGCTTTTTATCATTTGCAGATGTCAACAATATATTTTGAAGATGTAACAAGAGAGTCCTCAAATAGCATTGCCGGAAAGTTATCCAAAAACTATATCCAAAAACTGAATTGGATAAAGACAGATTTTAAAACTACTCCTCAGTTACCAAAGTATGCAATAGAAGACTTTCAAAAAGACTTGAATGGAGATATAATGTTTCATGAAAGCATAAGTAGAAAGGCTTTGGGATTATCTGAAAAACAAAAGGCAACATTAGAGCACTTAATCGATTGTTTAATAATCGGTGAAGAAATTACTGTTAAGATTTCTAATGATAGTCTTGAGCAAAAGCATAAAACAATTTATCACAAATAAAAACATCAAAATGAGATTATTCATGCCGGAAGCAACCGCCAAAGAAAGGTTGATGGTACTGCAAGAGAATGCATCCAAAGTTGAGCAAACAACTTATCAAAAAAGCCTAACTGCTGAAGAATTAGCTGCAAAGCGAGAAGATCTTGCAGACAATTGTATTAAGCTAAATCAAAAAGAAGAAGAGCTAAACAATATTAAATCTGGATTCAAAGCAGAAATGGATCCGATCAAATTATCTAATAAAACTCTTCTTACTGAAATAAAAACAAAGCAAGCAACAATAGATGGCACATTGTATCACATGGCGAATCATGAGGAAGGTATGATGGAGACTTATGATAATGAAGGGTTATTAATCAGCACTCGACGCCTTCGTCCTGAAGAAAAGCAAGGGACAATATTCTCACTTAAAAACGCAGTAAACCAATAATTAAACCGGCGAAAGCCATAAATATTTTAACATGGATAATTTGAATGTAAAAATTGAATCACTAAACGGTAACGTATTAACAGTTTTGCAAGGGGGTGCATTAGAACAAAAGGCCCCTATAAAAATTGATATTAAAGGCGATATTAAGGCAGTAAGTAATTTTTTAAATGTTCGCAAAGGTGAAGGAAGTGGGTTACAAACAATTGATAAATCAAAAGCTATTTTACTGGTTGATAAAAATGGATTAACCATTCAGTTAAATCTTGATCCTGAAAATTGCTACGGTGCTTCTGTTTTAGCCAAGTTGGAAATTTCGGACGAACTGCAAAACTTCCATATCAATAAAAACAAAACATTCTCTAAAGAAGAATTAGTTAAGCTAATAAAATTTAATAAAATATTCTTTGCTGACCCTAGTAAGCATTACGAAATGTTATTGGCTTTTCAAAAAATCTCATCTACAGTAAACATACGTACCAATGACTCCAGCGATGATAGAGGTAATAAAGAACGTGCTTATGTTAAGGAAGTAACTACAAATGCGCCTACTGAATTTATACTTGACATTCCAGTTTTCAAAGGCTTCCCTAATACAAGTTTTCGAGTAGAAGTTTGCTTGGATGTTACTGAAGGCTCGGCTCGTTTCTGGTTTGAATCTGTTGAATTGCATGAATTAAGTCAAAAGTTGGTAGATGAAATTTTTGCAGAAGAATTGAAATGTGCGGAAGGTTTTGTAATAATCAATAAATAAAACTTTATGGATAGCAATGCACATCAAGAATTACAATTAAAGTACAATAAGCTTGTTGAAAAAGTTAGAATGATGTTAGAAGCACAGCAAGCTTATTTTAAAAGCAATAAAAATTATTTTTTGCTTAAAACGTCTAAGGCCATAGAATCAGAAGTAAATGCAATGATTAACCCTAAACCATCAAGTCAGACAGAAATAGACTGGCTTGGACAATAAAAAAGTAATGGCACGACCAAATAAAGAAGGGATGGATTACTTCCCATTTAATGTTGATTTTTTTGAAGATGATAAACTTCAATTAATTGAGGCAGAGTTTGGCGAAAAGGGGTTAATAATAACAATAAAACTGTTGTGCAAAATATATAAAGAAAATGGCTACTACTACCAATGGGGTGATGACCAATGTTTGCTTTTTTCAAAAAATGCAGGTAAGGGTATTGTTCCGAGTTTGGTAAACGAAGTTATAAACGGGTTGGTCAGACGTTCGTTTTTTGATAAACGGGTTTTTGACAAGTTCAAGATTTTAACATCAAGTGGCATTCAAAAAAGATATTTTGAAGCAACAAAAAAAAGAACAGAGGTAACCGTTTTGGAAGAAATTATAGTTATTGACAACATTAACTCAATTAATTCCGGCATTAACTCGATTAATTCCAACATTAATACACAAAGTAAAGAAAAGGAAATAAAAGAAAAGGAAAGTATTGCGGCTTCGCCAAAGAAATCACAACAGGATATTGATAAGTTTTCTGCATTAGAAAATTGGATTAAAAATCATTCTCCTAATGTCGGCAAAATGAAAGAGCCTTTTACTATTGACCAGTATTTAAAGCTTAAAGAAAGTTTTTCGAGCGAACAGATCAAAGAAATGCTTTTAAAGATGCACAACTACAAACCATTAGTTCAAAAGAACATATCGGCGTACTTGACTTTTTTAAACTGGCATAAAAGGGATTACAATTCAGATTCAAGTACTCCGAAAGTAGTTGAATCAAAAAAATTGTCAGATGCGGTAAAAGCAATAGAGAAAGCAATTTGATAAAAGACGGGTTTTCTCAACAATACGGTACTAAAGGGCTTGTAAAGTTGGAAAATTAAGGCATAAAATTATTAGCAAATGGAAAGTAACAGTAGAAATTTTAAACAAAAGCGAAATCAGTTTTCAGTAAATGAAAATACTGTCTATGGTAAAGTGCCCCCACAAGCCAAAGAACTAGAGGAGGCTGTACTTGGTGCTATCATGCTAGAGAAGTCCGCAATTGATATAGTCGTTGAAATTTTAAAGCCTGAATGCTTTTACAGCGAAGCTAACCAGCGAATATTTAAAGCAATGCAGAATTTGTCAGATAGACATTTACCTATTGACTTACTTACTGTAGTTGAGCAATTAAAAACTAATGGAGATTTAGATATTGTTGGAGGTCCATTTTATGTAAGCAAGCTTACTAATTCAGTTGTTTCATCTGCAAATATTGAGACCCATAGCCGCATTGTTTTACAAAAGTATTTATCCCGGGAAATTATTCGTACCGGCGGCGAAATGATAAATGCTGCTTATGAAGAAAGTACAGACGTGTTTGATATGTTAGACGAAGTGGAGGAGGGTATTAGCAAATTACGAATGGGCAATATCAAGAAGCATTATCGAAGCTTACATTCTGTTGCTGTTGAAAGTATAAATAAGCTTGAAGAACTAAGGTTATCCGATGAAACTATTACAGGTGTGCATAGTGGCTTTAATGATCTTGATATGGTTACTTGTGGATGGCAACCTTCAGACTTATTAATACTAGCTGCCCGTCCATCTGTAGGAAAGACTGCGTTCGCAATTACACTTGCCAAGAAAGCTACAACAAGTCCTAAGCCTGTATCAGTAGGTATATTCTCTCTTGAAATGAACGATAAACAATTAGTCAATCGCATATTATCACAGGAAAGCGATGTGTGGTTGTGGAGGTTTAAAAACGGATGTCTTGACGATCAGCAAATGGATCAAATAAATAAAGCAGCGACACGGTTGAATAAAAGTAAAATTTTCATTGATGATACCCCGGGATTGTCTATTAAAAACTTTAGAGCTAAGGCAAAGATCATGAAGCGAAAAGAAAATATAGGGATGATTATAGTTGATTACTTGCAATTAATGACTGCGCCTGGAATACAGAATAGGGAGCAACAAATATCTGAAATTAGCAGGCAATTAAAAATAACAGCAAAGGAATTAGACATCCCTATTATAGCGCTTTCACAATTGAATAGAGATATTGAGAAGGGAGGAGCTAAAGTTCAACGTGAGCCACAAATATCAGATTTGCGAGAGAGTGGAGCTATTGAGCAAGATGCTGACATGGTGATGTTTCTCTACAAACCTTCCGAATCAGAAATTGAAGAAGATGCAGGATTAAATCAAACCTTTTATTTAAAAATAGCAAAGCATCGTAACGGCTCGCTTGAAAAGCTAATTGGCAAATTCGTAAAAGAAACACAAACGCATGAATATTTAAAAGTTGTTGACAGCCGAACACTACAGCCATTAGGGCCCAACTGGAAACCAGT